TTGCTTAGATTAAATAAATCAGCCATTTGACTTATCTCCTATTCTATTTAGGGTTTAGCAGATGGCTAATAGTCTAATTCATTTAGCTATTAACCAAATGCGTTTTCTAGTTCCTTGTCAATCCCCATAATAGCATCAAAAATTTGTCCATCTTCTGAAGTTTCTACCTTCGCAGAACCTTGACTTGCAAGTGATTTAGGTCGCTGTTGATTCTGTTTTACTTGATTCAAAGCTTTCTGACCAGAACTCCTTGCAATATTATCCTCACGAGCACCGCGATTCTTTAAATAATAAATATCATCTAAAGATAACTTTTGATTATCTGCAAACTCTTTAAGCTCATTCCACTCAGAATCATTCATACTATGCTTATTACGAAAATCACTTACTTGCCTTTCAAGAGTAAACTCTTGTTTTTGCTTAGAAAGTTCATTGTTAAGCCTTCTTTGAACAACTCCATCGATGGTAGCGTTTAAAACTTTTGCTGAATCACTAGTTGGATTCGCTATTGCCTCATCAGGGTCAAAGATAAAATCTTCTCCGAGCTTCATCTTTTCAACCATATTTTGTGGGGCTTGACCGCCTTCCTCAAAATAGCCTTTCACATGAGAGACTAGATTGGGGTCTTTACGCATTTCGTCAAGTATTGGCATGTAAGGTTCAAGTTCTTTTATACGTTGGTTAAGACGTTTACCTTCTGAACTAGAATCAGCATACCTCTTTTTGAGAGTCTCAACATCCTCTGTCTGAGCTTCTTCAACATTATCCATCTCTTGATGTGTGTTATCACTTTGAGTTTGAGATTCGTTTAATGAAGTTTCATTTGCATCGGCATCAATTATCTGACCATTTACTGATTTATCTAAATCAGCGAAAAAATCAGAAGTATCGTCAGAAATAAAACTTTCGGGGGCAGAATTTATATCAGCTTCTGCGTTACCTACTTGCGTTTCTTCCATTATAATTAGCCTTTTTTTTAGTTATGTAATTTATTTATCTTGCTCTTTATCCTGCAAGTCCTTTTTCATCTGCTCATTCATCAGTTTTCTATAAAACTTTTGTTGAGCTTCTGTCTCTAAAACATCCTTTTTTGTCTCCATAGAGCCAGTATCGATGTTGTGTCTTATGCCTGCTTGGACTAATTGCCTACTAAGAGTCTCGACTGTGCCTTCTTTATCTTTTACTTGCTCTTCTAATTGAGCAACTTGTGATTGTAATTGAGAATATAGTGATTTTCTTTCAATAATATTCTCTTTTCCTCGAACATCTGTCTCAGCTAACATGGCAATATCATCTATAAGTCCAGCCTGGAACCATCTAAAGTATTCCTCTAGTAAAGCCCATCTATTTATAGGCATTGATGCTCCTGCTACTATTCTTATATCAAATCTAGCACTAGCATAATCAGACCACTTATTTATTTCCTCTCCATAATCATTATAGATAGGAATATTAATTCTTGTTTCTTTTTCAGAATATCCACCACCCGCATTAGGCTCAACTATTCTAAACACTTTATCAATAGTATAATGGGATTGAGATAAATCTTTAAACACAATACCAACGTGCTCAAGGCAAGGTTCTAAAACACTATTCATCCATGCTTTGATTCTTCGTGTCCCAAATTCATCATTCGCAAGTAATCCTCTATAAGTATCAGCTTGCTGCTGTGTAAAGCCCATCATAGCACTTGGAATACCAGCTATATATTCCATATCTGCTTTACCTTCTTGGGTTATTGTGTAAAAAGCATTATTAATAGCTGCTGGCAATATTGGTGTGGGAGGTGTAAACCCTTGTCGGTATTTTAAAAGAGCTCCTGGGGCAGAAGAGTATTGTTCCCATTCATCCTCAGGGACAGAGCCTTCTTCATACATCCATCTAAGATTAGAAGCCAAATTTGCATTATGAACCATAACCTGATGAGCCTTGTTAATCTCTTGTTGTTTACCAACCATAGGAGTAACTGCTGACATTGGGAATGGAGTACCAGTATACAAATAAGGAACAGGGATTATTGGGTATTCATTTAATGGTAAAATATATTCATATAAAGTAACATCAGAGCCTATTGTACAAGTAAGTTTTATTCTAGTTTCGAAATAATCAGTTGCCTCTACAATACTCTCAACAACGTCTTCATTTTGAATTAAAATATCATATTCTTCTTTACTTACAACCTTCTCCTCTACTCTATTTAACTCTTCTTGTAGAGAATAATTAATTTCAGCTGTTTTTTGCTCAATAGACTTCTTTAAATTTGTTTCTGCTTTTTGTATTTCAAGTTGTGCTCTTTCCTCTATAATCTCACCAGTTTCAAAAGCTCTTTGTATCTGAAGAATTTGCTCTTTAGCAGCCACAGCCGCTTCATCTCTAAATGCTTCTAATTTTTCTTCTGATAATTTTTTTATAGTATCAATTTGTTCTTTTGTCGGGAACATCTTTATAATAAGATTAACAAAAGGAACTCTAACCTTTTCATAACATTCGTGATAAGCTAATATATCATCATTATCTCCTTCAGGAGAAATGGTAGTATGTATATCTTCAGGAATAATCGCAGATGAATCACCTCTATCTGCTTGAGAATAAGATTCAATAGCCCCTTGCTCACTTGCTTTTTTAATTTTTCTGGCATGCTCTGGAAACATAGTTTTTAGTTGTTCTCTAGCTAGAGATTTTCTAACAATAATAAACGATGCATCTCTTAAAAGAAAATCACGACTCATTGGGTCGGGGAATACATCATAAGGGTCTATTTTTCTAAAGACAACATCGCCTTTCCCATTATCTAAATCTGTATCAATATCTACAAAGAAATAACCTTGACCTTTTGTAAGCGTATCAAGTATAACGCTTCCATAAACAGACTTACCATTAGATAAACTCCAACAGTATTCTGATATATCACTATGGACTTGGGCAATATTCGTATCACTCCCCTCAACAGCTACAGCCTTCCATTTGGGGTTATTAGCTGTAACGAAATATTTCATTGTTTCTACAATAGGAGTAATTCTATTAATTTCAAAGGTAGGCATTCCAGACTCTTCTAGAGTGTCTTTTTCTGCTTGAGTTAATTGCTCATTGAGGTAAAAATCGTATCCTTTTTGACTCACAGATTGCCATTTAACTCTTTCTTCACAATTAGCCTTATTCCACATTTGATATATACGGTCTGCTTTTTTAGTTCTTGCCACGTTTCTTACTCTTCTTCTTTTTAGGAGGTCTTCCCCGTTTACTTCCGTATGTACCTTTACCTGAAGGCATTATGAAACTAACCACCCCTTTGCTTTTCTTTTTGGTTTATACCACTCCCTAGTCTTCTCTTTTTGCTTCATATTAGGAGGAAAAGCGTGAAGAAGTGCATAAAATAGTGTTTCAATGGTGTCATCGTGAGCCATTCTTGCCCCGAATGTAACAATTTCGTGTTCTAAATCAAACATATTTTCCCTTAAATGTATAGTTCCTGTGCTAAAACGACCAGAAAGACCCGAATATATCTTATTTCGCTTCTCTCTACCCCCTGGTTTCTCAGGAATTACGCTAATAGAAAATTTATTCTCTATCCTTCTTCTCTCATTTAAAGATTGAAATACTGACCTATTCATAGCTACATCTTCAACAGTGGATGATATACAATGATACTTTTCATGCATTTGCATAATATAATCAACTACCCCTAGCTTCCCTATAACATTATCCTTGCCATCTCGACCTGCTACAGTTGGGATTGACCTATGGCGTTCATATTCTAAAACATATACTTCATTTTCAGGAGTAACGGCAACTGCCATTATAACCGAGAAGTCAGAAGTCTTAGTATTAATATCAGTTGCAGGGTCACAACCAACAAAGGTATTAACTGGTATCTTTTCGCCTTCAATAAATATATAATTAATACCCTCCTCATGTTCGTATCGACCTTTCCAATGCTTTATATATTTCCTTCCCCAAACAGCTTCGTCTTCATTTTGAACTTCCAATTCATATTCTTGATAATATCCATGTATTCTTCCTGCTTCCTCATACTCCTTTTTCATCGTATTCAATCTTTTTCGAGGAAAATACGAGTCCCAAAGTACGCCACCTGGCATTTCTGGCTGAGTAGAT